GATTGCGACCGCCATCGTCAAGAATAGTCTGAGAAGTGACTGCATCAGCCATGTGACTTCTCCTTATTCAAATGGGGTAGCAAGCGTGCCGTCACCATGCAGGTAGGCTTCGCAATGCCAAACCGCAGCGCTAGTCGCCACCAGACGAATAATCCCACCCACAAGCCAGCCCTGTCCCGCCGTCCCCAAATCAATGGTGTCGTCGTCACTGGCATCAGGAATGAAGGTGTTGTTGTCGGTTGCAGTGGCTGGATCAAAGATATAGGCAAAACCAGAGAACAAGTCACTGGCATTGTCCGTGTTGATCTGGCCTGCACCCGTGAAGGTGGTGCCCACAATGAAGGTGTAGTTGATCCCTGCAGCCGCCGTAGGCAGTGTGACCACAATGCCTGCTGCTCTGTTCAGGGTATAAACCGTACCTGAGTCGGTCGATTCAACGCTCTTGGTTGCAGACGTAATGCTGCTGACGTTGGAATAAGCGGAAAGATACCCAGTCGTGGTGATATTACCGCTGGTATCGATGTCCAGATTGGTGGTAATCGCACCCGTAGTCGAGTTCTTGCTGATCTGCTCGAACCCGCCTTCTGAACGGACTGGGCCATTGAATGTTGTGTTAGCCATTAAGATCTCCTGTCGTGGCTAGTGTCTGCCGATGTTTCACATGAAACACTGACAGTCAGGATAAAAAAGAAGGGGGCGGTTGCCCGCCCCCCGCACGCCCTAGCTGGAGCCGGGCGATCCGTAGATTCCAAGCGGATCAGAGACACCGAAAGAATAACGCTCACGCGCTTTGTAGCGCACGTTACCCGTATCGAAGTCGCCGTCCATGCTGGTTTCCAGCGGAGTTCTCTCAAACATCTTCAAGCCATTCGGGATATCGGTGATGACAAAGAAGGCGTTCGTGTCAGTCAAATAATGATTGACAGCGTAGCCATCAGGTATCGCACCCATGTTACGAATCGCGTTGATGTCGTTATCAGCGGTTGCCACACGCTGCGTGGTTTCCAGCAGTCGATCTGCCGTAAACATTAACGCAGGCGGAACAATCAAACGACGCGGCTGTGCAGAGATAAGCAATCCACGCTCGTCTTTGAGACCGGCAATCGTGATGATCGCGTTCTCTAACGAGGTTTCATTCAAATCGGCTGCTGTCGAAGGCCGGTTGTCGTTCTTGCCACCGGAGACCAAGGGATGTCCGTCACCGCCGGTAACACCGTCGCCAGACGCCGTGAACAGGTTGACCCCGTCACCCGACTGAAAACTGTTGGTGAAACCATTGTTGAGCGGATTTGCCGCCTTGACCTGCTTCGTGTAGGCCATGGCACGGGCAAGCGCCTTGGTATAGCGAGCCGAGAGGGAGTCATAGAGGTTGTCCTCCATAGCCTCCTCGGTAATCGCAAATCCCATAGCAATCGTCTGATGGTTGTACCGAGCCGTGAAAGCTTCCTGCGCCGCGTCATAACTGATCGCCGCACCCTCGTCTTTCACTGGAGCAGCCTCGAAGCCCGACAGCTTCACTTCTTCCTCAAAAGACCGTTCCGAAGACTCAGTCTCATAAAGAAGATTGTGCTCATCCTCGTACTTTTCGTACTCCAATCCGAACAAGGCATTCAAGCCCGGAAGGAGTTCTTTGAGCATTTGCGCTCTTGAAATAGCCATTTGCTAAAGCTCCTTTGCTTAAATACCAGTGGTATTGGTTAACTGATGACCTACATTGAATTTCACAATGACATCAGTGTACGTGTCGCCAACCGTACTCGTCGGGCCATCGACAAAGTCGACAACCTTAACCGGCAGCGTGTTTGTGGTCGCAACCGTCGAACCGTCAAAAGCATTCTTGCTATTTCCGATAGACGTAGAACCCGCCGTCTGAACGACGGCAGCATTCGCACCGAGAGCCGCTTGAGCGACGGTTTCATCGCTCTGCATCTTGAACAGTACGTTCGGATCAACCAAGACGTAAGCTGCCGCATCGGAAGCCGATGTGTCAGCGGGCCATGTTTGATTGAACGTTAACTGACTCGAATTAGGATCGGTGTATTTGCATCCTAGAAAAATGCCAATGGGCGTCAACGTCGCGGTGCCTTCGTCTTTTTCAACTGTACCGGCGGTCACTAATTTAACGAAATCCCCATTGAATATCGCGGTGTCGTAAGCACTAGCAATTTTGATGTGCTGAACTTTTCCCGTAAAGGAACCGCTCGCGCTCGTCGTATTGATAGGAACGGCACCATAAGGCGTGGCACTTGTTGCCATTTAAATTTCCTCCAATTCAGGAATATTTAGGAGCCAACCCAAAGTTAGCTCTTGCCAAAGGTGGTGCGCGAACTGCGCTCTGGTTGCATCAAAGGCATACGAGGATCGTTCTCACGCAGGTAGTTATTATCCACCGACTCCATCTGTCGCTCGGCGACTTGTTGGAAATGCTCCGTGCGTCCCCGCATTTTTTCTTCGGGGGCTTTACACAGAAGCAATCCACCGACCTCGACGTTACCCTCGAAGTTGGAATTGATGTCGGATTGAATCATCAGCTCGGGGTGGTCTTCAGCCCTCACAGGCTCCCAACCTTCCCGAAACATCTGCGAAACATGCGTGTTATCAGGTTCTCCCTTGATTCCGGTCCTGACCCAGCGAAATACCCAGCCGTCCTGTGGGACGGGATCGGGCAAAATCGAGGCAGGAACCCAGCGATCACTGGGACGTTCCTCTTTTTCTCGTAACGTACTTTGACGTGGGATGCGCTCTTCATCAGACATTGCCAGTCTCCTTAGCAAGCTCGGCAGCATACTGTTGGGGGGTTATCCCAAGTTTCTTAGCGAGTGAAACTTGAGTGGACGTTAACTGCACTTTGCGTGGTCTTGCTCCGTTATTCCTTGCGGAAGGAGCAACAACCGACGTAGCTCTCCGGGTCGTCGCAGGCGCGGGAAGTCCATCTCCGCTTTCATCCGACCAAGAGTAATCGGGGAAATGCTGACGCATTCCCGTATCGATGTACTGAAAGTAATCCTCCGAATTCGGGACCAGTTCATGGTCATTCAGCGCCTCCTCATGGAGGGCGTAAGCCGCTGCGCTCATGACCTTTTCGGTAGGATCACCGAACCAGTCATTGCGTTCAGCCCATGCTGCCGCTTTCGGATCAGGTTCCGCAGGCTGTTGTTGTGCCTGCTGAGCTGCCGCATACGCGGCTTGCTGCTGTTGCGCTACCTGCTGCTGATATGCCGCTTGTTGCTGCGCATACGCATTCGGATCAGGTTGCGGTGGCAGGTTGCGTTCATAACGCTCTGCCTCACTTAATTCCGTCTGCGCTCGGAGTAAGCCCTCTTGGGCCTCGACCACCTTATCGGTGTCACCCTCCTCATACGCCTGACGGTACGATGATTTAGCGCCCTCCAGAGAAAGTCGTGCTCGCTCCTTCACTTGCGAAATCAGTGCGCCCTCACCCCGCTGGATGAGTGCCTCGTATTCCCGGTTTTTACCGGCCAATTGCTGCGCCACGTTGACCGCTTCTTCACGCATACGCTCCGCCGCTTCACGCTGACGTCGCTCCTCATGCTGCTCGTAACGCAGCTTGTCGATACGCTTACGGACTTTGTCGCTATATCCCTCCAGCTCTTCGTCGGCGATGTCACCATCACCGGCGTTCTCAGCGCGTGGAGGACGACGGTCCTCGGGCGGTCGGTCGTCTACAATCTCAATATCCAGATCAGAGGCTTCTTCAGCCTTATCCTGAGATTGCTGGCCTATCTGGGTGCGCACTCCGAAAAATTTATCTTCTGCGGATTGCGGTTCTTCTGCGCCGTCATTGACGGTGTTTTCTGCTTCGCTCATACCTTGACTATACCTCGCGGATCTTCGACCACAGCTTCAACGCTGTCGTCATTGATTAACCGAAATTCCTTTCCATGAACCGAAAAGCGTGTGCCAGAATAGGATCGCATTAAAATCCAATCCCCTTCTTGACAATACGCCCCGGACGGGAAGCGTTTCGAGTCGCTATAAGCGTCTGCCCCTAACTTCAGGACAAAGCCAATAATCGACCCCACCTCCTCCGCCTGCAACGTCTGCACGGCTTTTACGATGCCGCCTTCGGTTGCTTCGTCGGGTTCAGGGAGAGCAATCAGTATCTTGTACCCTTTCGGGTCGGGTAATTGCTGCGCATTGCGAGCGTCTTCGCCAATGGCTTCAAGCTCGTCTTCTACTGT